GCGTATTTCCATTACTGGTCAGAAACCATCAGGTAATAAGCAGTGCCAGCACTGTCAACAATCTTAATCTTGTGCGACAGGGCTGCCGAACCCTTAACCGTTACCAACGCAGCAGGCACGTTCATCAGATTGCCAATGGTGCCGCTATTGCTGTTGGTAAAGCGCATAAATGCCGCCGAACCGGGCAGTGTCACGCTGCTTGGGAAATCCGAATCAACCTGAATTGCAGCCAACGTACCGCCAGGCGTTACACCGGCAGCCACGCCCAAAGTGGCACGCAACGCGTTAGCTGCACCACTGATCGAGCCGCCGCTATTCACAGACAAGCTAATGTGTGCGCCGTTAGTGGTCTGGCCAGCGCCCTGAGCTGCGGTTACTTGCGAAAATGCACGCAGTGTTTCACCAGCGCCAGCGCCAGCAAAATTCACACGGGCATAAAAACCGCGCATATCACCCGACTTGTGCGTGGTCTTGGCGTAAGTCTGCGTCAAATTACCCGACGAAATAACGTCAATTGGGGCAGACGATGTGCCGACTTGATAGCTGTTTAATGCTGGGTCTGCGTAGGCAACCCCAATGGCTTGCGTATTAGGCATGATAATCCTTTCAACAATTCCAGTTCTTTAGAGATGCCTTTGCCCGTTCCGCTGGGCCTTTGGCGTGCTTTACCACCCCTTCCATTCTCGCGCAAAAGCTCGCCTTGCGTCCAGCGTCAGCCTTGGTCTTTGGGTTTGGTGCTGGTGGTTTTAAATTCGCGTTATTCTTGCGGTTGTACTCTGCCCGACCCTTCGCGGTCATTCCCGCGCCTTTCTCCGTCGGGTTGTAATTCTTGCCCTTGCCGGTCGTGGTCTTTGGAATAGGCTTGTCGTGTTTAGCCATTTTCAGCCTCGACAATCATGGCGATGTCGGCTTCCTGAATAATCTGGTAATCCTGCCCGTCCACCTCGTGAACCGGCCAATCCAAATAAGTGCCGTTTCCGTATTTCACAAAGTCACCAACCTGCGTGTCCCGCACCTGTGGGCCAATAGCCACCACAGTGCCTTCGTTAAACTTTTCGTTGTTGGGGACGTACAGAATATCCGACAAGCGGCGCACCACAGGGCGCACCACAACGCGATCACGCAACGGTTTAATGTCCATTTTTGGGTCTCCCTCTTTTTTTCGTTTGCGCCACAGGCTCATAAGCTACAGGCTCATAGACCGGTTCATGGGCGATCAACTGGTGTTCGCCACACCAATCCATTTCATGCTTGTTTTGAGTTTCGGGAAAACGACGACACAAGCCCATAACCTGGGCCTGCGTAAAGAAACGGCAGGATTTGCAACGGACATCGCTCATAGGATGCCCGTTGTTTTATTGACAATCACTTCTTTTGGTAGGACGAACGGTCATGCGTATAGCACACGCCCTTAGAACGGCCACCGTTGAATTCTTTGTTGCTGCCGGTGCCATCAGCCATGCCCATACCTACGCCGTTCACAATCTTGCCACGGCGCTCACCCGACGAATCCGAAGCGGACGCGCCAGCAGGCGGCTTAGTGCCGGAACCGTAGCCCTTTGGGGTCATTTCTGCGTTGTCTTTCATGATAGTCCTTTCAGTCAAGGAATTTGAGTTTGTACAGCGTCGAATCAATCAATTCTGAGATTTCGTCAATAATATTCTGAATTTCACTGTCTTGGGGTAAATGGTTCCGTGCTTCGTCAACAAATTTCTGCATTTGTTTAAGATAAGCGATCGGCTCTTTGCCTGCGTGGAAGTCGTCTGGGTACTTTTTGATCTTGGTGTACCGTCCCTGATACGCCTCGGCAAAGTTGTCGGTCAACTCGATAATATCCTCGTAGTACCGCCCCAGCGCCTTATGCGCAGCGTAGGAATCAGTGGATAAATGCATAAAATGCGCCACGGTGCTGCTGTGGAACAGCGTGGCTATAAATTCTGCGGCTTCTTCGTCCATATCAGCCTTAAAAAAAAGACCGGGTTAGCGACCCCGGTCAAAGCAGCGTCCCAACTAGAGGAGTGAGAAAAGACGCTGCCATTCTGTGTCATTCGGCACGGGTACGTCAACTGGCCATAATCCCGCGTCCACCAAGTTCTCAACCGTCTTACGGTGCGCCAGCCACCAGGCTTGCTGCCGTTCCTTGCGCGACCATTTGCTGCCCTGATCGATGTCAAAGTGGCACGATGCACAGAGCGCCGCGATCAGGTTGTCATCCGACTTAATCGACCGGCCCTTGCCGCCGCCCCAGTTGGTATGCGCAGCTTGCACAAAGTCATATGACCCGCAGAGCTGGCATTCTAGCGTAGCCACCAGCCGCAATAGCTTCTGGCTGCGCACATATTTGCGCTTAGGAATACTGATAACGGTCATTTTTGTCGTGGTTTTTGTAAATGCTTTCCGATCTGCGGTCTAAGCAAGCGGCACATATCCAGCGTTTCGTGTTCCTAAAAACCCTTAGTTCGCCTGTCGCTGCCTCGCGGTGCGCCTGGCAGCTCGTGCAAAACCGGCGTTTCATTTCTTGCATGGTATCTTGGCAAGTCAATGTCATGGTCAATCCGATTTTCGATAACTAAGGGTTTTCGGGTCGTACGCCGACGTTTTGCCGTTTTGACCAACCCAGACCACATGAACCATGTCGGCAAAGAAATACCAGCATCCATGAATGGTGCCGCCGTCGCGCATGGTTGCAATAACCTTTCTGCCGGTCGTTCCCTCTGGGCAAGCGTAGCTAAGAAATAAAATCTTGCCGCCAGCTTCGTTAATAGTTTCCATCCATTCCTCAGCGCGGCAAACGCCTGTCACTAATACCAAGCAAAAAATTAGCTTTTTCATGGTCGCATCCACATGGCAGCAGGATCAAGATTCGTTACTTTCGGCTTATTTTCAGCCTCCAGCACCCGTAAATCATTAGCGGCATCCGATACGCCGTGCCAATCCGCACGCGCCACCATCAATTGCAGATAGTCAATCAGGGTTTGTCGCTGCGCTTCGTAGTTTGTCATCCTAGATTCCTCTGCCGAATCATGTCGGCCAGTTCCGCAGGCACCGCTGCGCGGCTGGCTTCTTCGCACAGCTTGGCGCACTCTGCGCGTTCTTGTTTAATTGCCCAGCGCACCGCATCGCGGGTATCGCTGTGCAGCATGATGGCCGACTTTAGGATTTCGTCGGTATTCATACGCGCAGCATTAAACCTAAGACCTTCGATAAAAACGACTGCCTGCGCTGCTCGATACCCAGCAAAACAGCCTGCATAAACTGTTCTTCTTTGCTGAAAAAGCTGGGTCGGTAACTAGGTGTGTAATGCGACCCGATCTTGATAGGTTCCTCTTTGATAAATTTGCCATCTCGTAACATCGTCACCTCCATTCAATGCCTTTTTGCGCTGCCCACGCATCCAGCCATTCAATAAACTCGCCAGCATCCTCTACGGAAAACTTGGCGCTCTGAAGCCCTAATTGCACTACCCGATGCCCGTCTAAGCTCGGCACCACCGATCCGATCCGGCGGTTGGTGTCCGCAGCCCACTGGTCAATTAATAACCGCTTCCAATCCTCTAACGTCCAGCTCGACCCCGCTTCGCCCATCTGCTTTGCGATGTCGCCAATCATGGCGTGAAACTTTGCATTCTGGTCAAGCGTCCGAGTCAGCGGTCTAACCTCAACTGTAAATTCCTTTCCGACGTCCAACGCTGGCTTTAGCTTTGTCCATAGGCGTTCCATAAATACTTTAGCCTGCGCGGGTGAACGTAGCTCAACAATCATAGCCCGATGACTTTTAACGCATCCTCAACCGATTCCACCACCGCCAGCGATCCACCGTTCCAGTTGTGGTGCCAGATTACTTGCGCTGGCGTTAATTTCCTCTCACTCGGCGACGCTTGACCGTTTTTGACCTCGACCAAAAATGTTTGTTTCCTGAATCCCACCAATAAATCCGGCACTCCCGCGCCCACCGCAGCCAGGCTTTGAACAGTTGCGCCCACCTTCCGAAGTGCTTGGACAATCTCATCGTGGTTTTGATCTGTTCTTGCTGCTCTGCGCATTCATGTCATCTATCAAGGTTTCAACAGCCTTCTGCCCACGCTTGGCGGCAATCTGGCGCTTTATATCTTCCCACCACTTTGCCGCCGCCTTTGCGCCGTGTTCTTTGCGGTGCAATTTGTACTGCGCTACCCAAAACTTTGCCTCTGTGATTCGCCGCCATTCTTCCGACCAGGTGTATTCATTCATTCGGGTCATCAAGTAACAGCACGGCCAACCAGCCAGCCACAAACACAGCCAGCCCAACGCCCATAAAAGCGCCAGCGACCAATAAAAAAACCTCAGCTAAGGTTACGTTCATCGTCTGCCCTCTGAATCAACATTTTGATTTCAGCCACCGACATACCAAACTTTTCGTGCATATCCAAAATCAGCGCCGCCGATACCTGGCAAGTGCCATGCCGAAACTTTGAAACCATGCTAGGTGCGCAACCAATCTCACGCGCCAGCTCACGATCATTGACGCAGCTCAACCTGTTGCGCAGATCGTCCATCAGCGCGTGCGGTGGTATTGGATTTTTTCTCATTGTTTCCTCTTATGTTGGTGCTTTTAATGCCGCCTGCGCCATCGAAACCTGAATCGGCAGCAGCCGCTTATCGCCCTGCGCGTGCCGTTCCAAAATCCGCTTCGCCCAGCGTTTGTGGTCTACGCCATTTGATTCTGCACTGAAAGGTTGCAGTTGTGCAAGATATTTTTGTGCAACATCCGCAGCAACCTTGACCGCAGGCAAAGCCACAACAGGTTTCGGTATTTCAGCCCAATCCCCTTTTGCTAACTCATCCTCCAGCGCGACCCTCCACCGCGCCTGAATTTGTGGATAAGTTGAGTTTTTCATATCAAACCCGCCTACGCTCACAGCAGCCCAAAAAACCGCCGGATGGCTCCATACCCCTACCTCGCCGCGATCTCGCGCCACAAGCCCGTTTAATGCCTCTACGAAGGCTTTTTGAGCGTCTAGCTTCGGGCGGCAAAGATTGATGAACTGCGGCAGGCTCGGTGGCCATTCCAAAGTCATCAACGCTTGTGCGCCTTTGGTAACTTCCTCCCGGCTTAATTTGCCCAGCTCTTGCGACCAAAGTGCCTTGACCTGCTCTGGGTCGGTGCCGCGCCACATATCGGCAAATTTGCTGCCATAAAGCGCTGCCATTCGCTCAAACAGTTTCTCGATCCACGCGGTCGGCAGCGGTTCAGATGTCGATAATTGTGGTGTCATGACTTTTCTTTCCGGTTAATCCTTCGATGATTTGACGGCGGCTGCGGTCTTTGGCGCTTTCGTAAACTTTCGGCTGACCTTTGATCCAGTCAGCCTTTAATCCCTGACTACCGCGCAGGCACCATTCTCGTAAAAATTGCTCGAGCGACCAGTTGAGTTTGGCGGCTTCGTCTTTTGCGGCTTTGATTACCGTTTCGGAAACAACGGCGTTTTTGCGTTTTCGCAAAGCGATCCAATCTTCCCAAACCGTTTCATCAACATCGGTGGGGCGCAACGGAGTTGCGCTATTCCTTTTCCCTGTTCCCTTTCCCTGTTCCCTGTTCCTTTCCTTTCCAGAGGGTAGGACTACCGGATCACTACCGTAGTCGTGCGGTATATCGCAAAATGCCTTGATTTTGCTAGGTGTTTTCTTGTTGATGACTTGATGCTTTTCAAAGTTGACAACTCGACCATAAGTCTTGCCATCAGACCCCGAAAAAAGCTCTATATAACCGATACCAGACAATTCCCGTAGTAGTTCGGTAGTGGTAATTTTGAGTGTGCGAAGTGGAAAAACGTCGGATTCGACCAGCTTCGGATGAGCGTTAAAGTAACCCTCATCATCGCTGTGGTTCAGCAACCCGACCGCCAGCAAAGCAGCCTCGGCGCTGACTGTTGACAACTTTTCGTCGCGCCAAAACTCAGGCTTAATGGTTCTTATGCGTGCCATTTTTCGCCTCATCATTTTTAGGGTTTTCAGGTCTTTCGATTAATCCATCAGCCCAAGCGAAAATCATTTCTTCGTGATAATCATCAACCATTCTGGCAATTTCCCATGCCATCGCAGGCGTTAAAACCACCATGACTGTTTGCCCCATCGTCAAATCGTATTGCTTAATTACTAAGCAACCGGCATCATTGATGAAGGCTTCACAACCTTCGGTAGCCTGAAATTTCAACATCGCTTTTCCCCAAAAAAAAAGCACTAGGCGAGACTCTCATCCTCTCGGATGTTGGCGGACTGGCACGTACCAGCAGAGTCCCGTCTAGTGCTTACGTGTACACGCCGCCAAGCGTGGGTCAATCATACCTAATTTTTCCTCATTTGAACCAGTTCGGCATCAATACTTGCAGCTGCCAAATCCGCTGCTGTGGCAGCTTTTCGCCCCACTGACTAATTGCCTGTCTGGTAACGCCTAGCAATTTGGCAAGTTCTGACGCGCTGCCAGCTAGATTGATCGCGGTTTTAGTGTCCATGCGCGGATTGTAAGCCAGCTTAAAATATTTTGCAAAGACCGCTTGACATGGATGTAAAGCTGGCTTAATATTCACCCATGCCGTCGCCGACGGTCTTTTTAAGGAGAACAAAATGCAAGCCACCAAAAATTCCCGCGAACTGCAAATGTACGGCTGCGACATCAACGAATTTGTCGCCAGTGTTAAAGAAAGTATTACTTACCGGCTTACTGGCGCAAACATGGTTATTGCCGGTTTGATGTCAGATGCTCAAGAAGAATTGATCCACGGCAGCGACGAAGGCGCACGCCAAACATTAAACCGCGCCAAGCACCTGTTATTTATGGTCATGGATGGCGAACTGATTGGCACCGTAGCACGCGATTAATTTTTATGGCCGGAGCGATCCGGCCTCTTTTTGGAGACAGCCATGTACACAGTTGAATACTACGACGATGCCGACCAGCGCCCAGTGTGGTGCGTGGTCGAGTGGACTACCAAAGAAAACCAGAAAACCGGCAAGACCATAGAACGCTGCGGCACGCAGGCAGAAGCAGAATCCTTCGCCGTCGCTTATATGTTGATTGACCGTTTGACATTTGCGTAAACCTAGCTTAATATCTACCTATGCCCTCGCGGGTCTTTTAAGGAGCTTCAAATGTTTATCGACTTCGTTATTCTCCCCTCCGATTTCAACGACACCACGATCACCTTCGTGGCCGAAACCACCGCAGCTAAAGCCCGTTTCGACGGTGCGATTAGCATCCAAGTACGCAAAAGCGCGGCACCCAGCTTGGCCGACCAGCTCGAAGCGCAAGGCTTTACGGTGCGCACAGCATGAACCGCGAACCTTCCGACCTCGTTCTGGCACTGGCGGCAGTCTGCGCTGGTGCCGTTCTCTACGCCCTGTTGTGGGTCGCAATGGCGATTTTCTAAATGGAACTGCTCAAGTCAACCGCGTTTGTCGTAGCCGTGCCGGTATTCGTAGCTGGATACCTAGCGGTCTGGACGCTCGGCCAAAAGCCAGCTGACCCACCAGTAATTGAGCAACCCATTGAAGAAAAGCCAGCAATGGTAGACGCAGCCGTAACCGTCGAACCCGCCTCAGTAGGGCAGGAAATAATGGTGCAGCCATGACACAACAACAATTTTATGAAACCGTACAGCGACAAGAGGAATATATGGAAACCACATTCAGCAAAGTAGCAGCAGCGTTTGTCAAAGCCCAGCGCGAATTCGGCCCTGCGCTTAAATCAGCCACCAACCCGCATTTCCGGTCACGCTACGCCGACCTGTCGGCCTGCGTCGAAGCGGTCATCGATGCCTTAAACAACAACAATATCGCCATGACCCAGCGCACCAGTATGTGCAGCGACGGCATCATTATCGAAACCGTGTTTGTCCACGAAAGCGGCGAAATTATGTCTTGCGGCCAGCTACACGTTCCGGCCAGCAAACAAGACCCGCAAGGCTACGGTTCGGCGCTGACCTATGCCAGGCGCTACTCGCTGATGGCTGCCTGCGGCATTGCGCCAGAAGATGACGATGGCAATGCTGCCAGCCGCCGCAAACCGCTACCAGACATTACCGACCACCTGTCAGCCATCGATGCCAGCGCCAACAGCGAAGAACTGGCGGTTGTATTTAAGGCAGCAATTGAGGCTTGCGGCGAGCATCAGGAACTACAGGCCAAAGTAATCGCAGCAAAGAAAACCCGCGTCGAACGCGCTAAAAAGGAAAAAGCCCAATGAAAGCATTTCCATCAGCCACCGGTGCCGTAGGAATGGAACTACGCGATTACTTTGCAGCCAAAGCAATGCAGGGTTTATTAGCGTCTAACGTAAACGCATCTGTAGATTCGTTTGCTGAAAAAGCATACGAAATAGCGGACGCAATGATGAAAGCGAGGCAACAAAATGGATGAGCAACGCACAGAAGATTGGTTTGCAGCCCGGCTAGGTAAGGTCACCGCATCTCGCGTGGCCGACGTACTAGCCAAGACCAAAACCGGCTACAGCGCCAGCCGCGCTAATTACCTGACCCAGCTTGTGTTGGAACGGATC